AATTCATTTTCTGTAAAGAATCCGGCGTTATATACCCGCGTAATTCCCGATTCTACTTTTTGCAAAGAATTTTCGGTTTTGGCGTTGTTAATGCGTTTTATTGCCGATTGATAATTATTCATTATCTAAATCACCTCGTAATCGTATGATCTGGCTACTTCTTCAGCGACAAACCATGAAAGCGAGTTCATCACATAGGTATAGTCTTCAGACTCTGGACTATGGATTGCCTCGGCTACACTGTCAGCCGTCATATCATTAATACAATTAAATCCAGCTATCAGGCTATAAGGGCCGTCAAAACCGAAATCGTCGGCCATATCTCGCGCCATGTTTAATATTTCAGACTTGTTATCCTCCGCAAACTTCACGGTGTCGGCATAGTAGATAAACGAGCCAAACCCACCGTCGATTCCATGATCCCGAATATCTTTCAGGGTTCCCCTTAGTTCGCTGACATGGGTATAGCTCAAGCCCAGTTGATCAATAACAGCTCTTTCTAGTTGAGTATTCATTTTGCTACCTCGTTTATTGGTTAGTTTTCACCCAAAAAGGCCGCATAAGCGACCTAGTGGGAAGGTTAGTTATTAGGTTAATTTTGCAACAGATGCTTATCTGCTAGCAGATCCTCTATTTTCTCAACCCAATCGGGTCGAGATTCCTCCAAGTCTGCTAATTTGTTAGCTAGATCGCTGGAAGATGGCCCGAATATCATCTCAGGGTAGTTATCTTCCGCCTTATCAATAGCGAGAAATTCCCGCAAAGTGTTTATGTACTCGTTTTTGAATTCAAAATAGTTCATTTTTTTCACCTTATTGTTAATTGTTAGATTAGGGCTTCAATAGCGTATTGCTTGCCATGATGCGGGTATGCATTGATTAATGCGCGTTTCCTAGTCCTGAAATACTTGGTTGCCCAACTGGTAGCATTTGGACAGTTAAGGTATCCACCTCGATCATCATCTACCCAATGACTACCCTCCCTGTATGCCTTATAAGATAGCTTAGATAATCTAGATAGTTTCAATCTATATTGTGAATAGGTCATTTTTACACCTCGCTAGTTGATAGTTTGGTTATCCCCCTTATCGTCCACAGCGGCTGTATAAACCTTTTTGGGCGGCCTCAAGATCTTTTTCATAGTAATGCCCCCAACATGTAGACTCTGGCCTAGCTGGATCGACGGCCCATGTAACGTATTCATGCCCCCTATCTGCTAGAACGTAATATTCGCGGCCCCAATTAGTAATCCTGCTATCAACATCTAATACAGTTGCCCCGTTGGGTAATATCTGGCCTTTATTGATCATGGTTAAACCTCTATAAATAGTGCAATGGATAAGATAGACCCGAAAACAACGGGGAGCGAACATATACCGATAACAGCGTAAACAGTGCTGCGTGTAAGCGTTTTACCGTTTGCCGTTGCAGATGCTATTAACATGCCGCCAAACAATGTGAAGAAAAAGACTGCCATTAATAGAGATGCTGATATTATTTCTGGAGTGATCATGATTATTCCTTATGGTGGTTAGATACCACGAAAGCCGCAATTAAGCGGCTATATGGTGGTTGTGTTATTGGTTAGAAATTCCAAGGTTTAACGCTTAACTCTTTGCATAGTTTGTTGGCCTCACGCTTACCTTGAACATTAAACATGCGGCCATCTGATAACTCTAATGCCATTTTTTTACCGTCGGTTCGTTGGTATGGTGCAGCTGTATATAGTCGTGCTGTAATCATGCTGGTTGCTCTTTATTGATAGTGAGATTCGAAAGTAAAGCATTCGACGGCCAGAACAATTACTATATGGGTTAGTTGTGACGGGGTATTGATGGCATGAATATTGATGTCTAGATATTTCGGTCATAAAACTATAAAATATTTCAGTACATGCACTTCAAGACATAGCATCCAAACAATATCTTTAACTGATCCGATCAATCCAGTATGGGTATTGGGTCTATAGGTTCCTTCCTACGCTCTCACTCTCTTATCATTCAAGCATCACATCACTCAAAATGATCCAGGCATAGTCCCATAATTGTTTAGAATGATGACGGGACGGGACGCCGAACAGCGCGAAACTTTATTATGTAGTTCCCTCCCAAATACAAAATAAGCCAAACTGAACATTGCTAGGTTTGCTAATGTTTCACATGAAACGTATGTTTATGAATTAATTTCAACTACTTGTAATGCAACATGAAAATTATTCAAGATGATGAGTTCTATATAGAAGACTTATTTGCTCAGATTAGGAGCATTGCTACGTCTTTAGAGCGCATAGCTGACTCTTTTGAGAATGTCTTGAGTGAAATTCATGAAGAACAGCAGGAAGATGAATCTAATTCATGTACTTGCAATGATGAATATTAGTTTGCTAGGATGAATAACGGGGTTAACTCGACCCCTATTTGGTTACTCCCGTTTTCCTGCCCCCTTCGGGGGGTAGTTTTAAGAGATTCCTATGGATGAAAAGCTAAAGGCTCAAGTAGCCGAACGCAAAGAGGTTAATCTTCAGAAGAGAAAGCGTGGTAGACCCAAACAATCTGAAATAAAAGCCAAGAAGGTAGGTAATCGTACTGCTATAGGTCGCCCCAAGGGTGATGCTGCTATTATTAATGATTACAAATCCCGTATGCTGGCCTCTCCTAAGTCCAAGCTTGTTTTACAGAGTATCTTTGATGCCGCGCTCAATGATGAGCATAAACATCAAGCCGCTGCCTGGAAGATGTTGATTGACCGACTAGCTCCTATTGCTGCATTTGAGAAGGATGTGATTAAGGATGGTGGCAGGAGTGCTATTCAGATCAACATATCGGGTGTTAACCAAGTCGATATCCCTGACCAACCTGTTATCGAGGGAGAGTTTGATGATTAATTGGCTAAAAGACCTCTTTAAGAAAAAGCCAAAGGAAAGAGCTAGAGATAAGAAAGGCAGATTCCTGAAGGACAATCCTAAAACTAAAAAGAATGAAGCCTATGATTAAGTTTGAGCAGTTATTCTTCTTCAAGGCCGATGTTGTTTCTGTTTATGATGGAGATACTATTACTTGTCAGATCAGGCTGCCCTTTAATCTATCAAAGAAAAGTTCTATTCGTGTAGCTTCTATTGATACTCCTGAAATTCGCACCAGGAATAAGGTTGAGAAGGCTTTGGGTTATCAGGCAAAGGAGCGGATGGTTGAGTTGTGTGGTAATCAGGTCTGGCTGGAGTCCATTGATGGCGGCAAGGAAGACAAATACGGTAGGGTTTTGGCTAATCTTTACACGATTGATGACGGTGTAGACATTGCTCAGACGCTTATTAGTGAAGGTCTTGGCGTAGAGTACCAAGGAAAGAAGAAGATTCATGTCTGGGGATAAAGTAGAGGATCTAGACGAGGATGAAGTGCCTCCCAAGAAGAAAGAGAAGCTATGTCCACTGATTTAAACATTGAATTACTCCCTTGGCAGCAGGATGTCTGGGAAGATCCGACTCGATTCAAGGTTGTAGCAGCGGGAAGACGTACCGGAAAGTCCCGATTAGCCGCATGGATGCTCATTGTTAACGCCCTTCAAGCCAATAAAGGGCATGTATTCTATGTTGCGCCTACTCAAGGTCAGGCAAGGGATATTATGTGGCAAACCCTCTTGGAGTTGGGCAATCCTGTTATATCAGGGTCACATATCAACAATCTTCAGATAAAGCTCATTAATGGAGCCACGATCAGCCTAAAAGGTGCCGACAGGCCAGAGACTATGCGTGGTGTATCGCTCAAGTTCTTAGTTCTCGATGAGTATGCAGACATGAAGCCAGAGGTCTTTGAGCAAATTCTTAGACCTGCGCTGACTGACCAGAAGGGTTCAGCCATGTTTATTGGAACGCCCATTGGTCGCAATCACTTTTATGACCTTTACAAGTATGGCGAGTTAGGTGATGACGAAACATACAAGACTTGGCACTACACTTCCTACGATAACCCCCTGCTAGACCCAGAAGAGATTGATACGGCTAAGAAGTCGATGTCATCTTACGCCTTCCGTCAGGAATTCTTGGCATCTTTCGAGGCCCGTGGGTCAGAGATGTTTAAGGAAGAGTGGATTAAGTACGGGGATGAACCTGAAGTGGGTGATTACTACATAGCAATTGACCTTGCTGGTTTTGAAGAGGTAGGTAAGAAGCGTTCTAAGAACTCAAGGCTAGACAATACAGCCATTTCAATTGTCATGGTGACAGATGAAGGTGATTGGCATGTTAAAGAGATTATTCACGGAAGATGGGATCTTAACGAAACAGCCCAGAAGATATTTAATGCGGTAGATAGATACCAGCCTGTCTCCGTAGGTATTGAGAGAGGCATAGCTAAACAAGCAGTGATGTCTCCACTCACGGATATGCAGAAGAAGAATAACAAGTTCTTCAGAGTAGTTGAGCTAACACATGGCAACCGCAAGAAGACAGACCGTATCATGTGGTCATTACAGGGAAGATTTGAAAACGGGGTCATATCGTTAGGTAAGGGC